TATGCTTAGGAGTAGCAGTAAAGAAAAAGCACCTGTTAGAACCCACAGTTGCAAAGTGTTCCACAGCAGGGAAGAAGTTTCTATTAACACTGTTATGTGCCTCATCAAAGTAAATGGTATCTACATTAACTGTAGATCTTTTAACCTTATCAAGTGAATGATAGGTAGTAAATATAATCTTATTTCCTTTTGTTGCCTTATCCCACCAGTAAATATCCCAAACATTTGTTGAAGAATAGTGAGATGTTTCCCCACTATGGACGTGCATCACAGATACATCATCAATCAGTTCCAAAAACTCAGAAGATAATTGCTCTGCTAATAAAATACGAGGGGCAACTACAACAATAGTACCGCCTCTCTTAGCATCCTCTATCATACACATGGTTTTACCACCACCTGTAGGAACAAGGATTTGCCCCTTAGAATGGTTTGCCATAGCATCCAGAGCATCAATTTGGTGTGGACGTAATGGCATCACTAAAATATAATATGGATATATTATAGCATTAAAAAACCCCCTTTCGGGGTTTATGTGCCAGTTCGCCTATTGGTTCTTAAAGAATTATAAAGCTTCCCGTACAACCATACCAAAGGTATGTATAAATTCCAGAATTTTAACCCAGTTTACAAAGTGGACTAGGTACGGTCACACCTCCTATCAAATCCATTATAGTAGTCCCATAATTAATTAATCCAATGACTAATGGACTAGTCGCTGCTATACAAGAACAGGTTGATCCATTCTTTAAAGAGCAAGAAGAAGTTCCTGAAAAAACAAATACAATTTACGTTCATCAATTTCCATCAATAGTGAGATTATATGATCTTGGTGACCCAGATTATACTAAATTTGGTTTACCTTTGTATGTTGGTGAAACCTTAACTGAAAGAACGATAGGAAATAATTTAATTAGATTCACTGATGGAGATTATTCTAAATGTCCAGAAGCTGTTAATCTACTTGCTAAATGGGAAGTACATCCTGATCTTAGTGATTATGATGTTCGGGAAGAAATGAGAAAAATTGGATGGAGTAAAACAAATCCTTTTGGTGGTTCACCAGAACTAAGAGTAAATCCTTCAGAGACTAATTGGTCTAAAGCAGTTCATAATATTGGTGAACTGGTAAAGAGAATGGATAATTATTATAGAACCTATCAAAAAGATACAGGATTCTCTCCATTAGTTACTAAGAAAAACTCAAAGAAAAGAAAGGATGATATGCACAGAATCCCTGATCGTGAAGTAATATTTGATCTATGTGAAAGGTTGAAAGATTTGCCAAGAGATGCTAGAATATACATTCCACAGGATGCTCATGGACACTTTTGCAATTATTTGATAACCAAAATGGGATTCACCAATCTCTTTACGGATCAAGCATACAAATATTTTGCTAGAGATGAGTTTATTGATAATCCAGAATATATAACTCGTATCACCCAAAATCAATTCAAAGGAAAGAAAATGAAATTTGACGTAATCATTGGTAATCCTCCTTATGGTGCAGGTGGTAAACTAGCAGTTAGTTTCTTGAATAAATCAGGAGAAAAAGTAGATGAGAATGGACAAATCTTATTAGTTTTACCAAAATCAATTAAAGGTGATGCCAATATGAATTTGGTAAATCTCGATCTACATTGCAAATCTAGTGAAGATGTTGATCCTAAATGTTTTCCTACTGGGATTGATGCGTGTGTTCAAGAGTGGGAAGTAAGAAATTATAATAGAAAATTAATTCCAGTGCATAGAACACATCCTGATTTCCAATTCTTAAAATATGAAGACAGATTTGACGCAGATGTTTTTATTGGAGAATTTGGTGATGGCCCATGTGGTAAAGTTTTAACTAAAGATTTTACTCATTATGCAAAAGGACATAATTTTATTAAAGCAAAACCAGAAATTGTAGAGAGATTGATAAATCTCGAACCAACTTTACGGAAAGTTGCTAAAGCAGATACTAATGGTAGAGGTCACTGTGGCAAGAATAAAATAATCAAAGCATATATGGAGGCATATGATAAAGTTTGAACATTACATCTATACTAACAACAATGCTTTACCAGAAGATCTATGTAAAGAAATTATTGATAGATTTGAAAAGGATGATAGAAAACAAGCAGGTCATATACTAAGAAGAGGTCAATTAGTTGTTGATAAAACTCTAAAAGATTCTGAAGATCTTTTTATTAGTCCCTTTAAAGAATGGAAAGATATTGATAACATACTTTCAAAAAATGTTTCAGAAAATATACAAAACTATCTCGATCATTGTTATAAAGGTTTTAATCAACTAGATCCAGTACCAACTCCATTTGGAAGTTGTAAGTTTGAAGATGCTGGTTATAATGTAAAAAGTTACGAACCAGGTGGATATTTTAATTGGCATAATGATAATACCCAAGAAGATTATCCTAGAATGTTTGCTATGCTATACTATCTAAATGATTTAACAAATGATGGTGGTGGTCATACAGAATTTGCAGATGGAACATCAGTTACTCCAACTGTGGGAAAGCTAGTTATGTTTCCTGCCGTATGGAATTTCATACATCGTGGATGCCCACCCCTCAAATCTAAAAAATATATTATCTCCACTTACATACACTAATGGCAAAGAATAAACACAATCAAGAAACAGGATCTAGTATAGAAAGATCCGATGAAAGAATAGCAGAAACTCAAGAAGTCTTTACACCTCCTGAGATCTGTAGAGAAATGATAGAAAGAATACCATTAGAAACTAGAAAGAACCCAGAGTCAAAGTTTTTAGATAACTCTGCTGGTTCTGGTAACTTTCTAGTTGAGTTAAGAGATGAATTAGTTAAGTATCATAATCTCGATCACGTACTAGATAATATGCTTTATTGTGTAGAATTGATGGAAGATAATCATAAAGAAATATGTGAACGTCTAGACGTACCAATAGATCACCCACATTATGTTTGTGCAGATGCTTTAGAATATGATTATAGTTTTGGTGAACCTATTGGAGTTGAATTATTCTTTACTTAATAGTACAGCTTTTACTATTTGTACCACCAGGACCAGTTGCATTTACAGTATAAGTTGTTGTTCTTTCTGGAGTCATTTGTGTAGTACCAGAAGAACTAGCAGGTAAAGAGAATGTTGGATCATTAGGATTAGAAGATCCATATATTCTAGTAACTTGACCACTAACATCCCAAGTCATAGCAGCAGCTCCATAAGGTACATCTAAAGTTGGATGCCATAACTCAAAAGTTTGATTAGGATCAGTACCATGACTATCATATAATATAATCTTCTTAGTACTATTTGATAATTGAGATGGATTTGGATAAGGAGTGCCATTAGCAGCATTTAAACCATTCCATGTAATAGGATATTCCCCTTCAGGTAAAGAAATAACATCACTCATAAACACACCATCTTCTTGTATTTTATTGAAATCTAATGAACAACAAGTCCAATCTCTTTCGGAAAGTTCATCTGATTCATCAGTATCACCAGGACCTTGTAACCAGAAAGCAACACCACCTGGATTATAATACCAATTAGTATTAGCACCTGGTGCTGGTTCTTGTCCTGCAGGGAAGGAAGAGTTTGTTACGGTTACAGTTAAATCATATTCTCCTGCAGCCAACGTAAAGTTTGGTACTCTTATAAAATCTGAAGTAGGATTACTAAAGGTTGCTACTTCACCTAAAGGAAATCCTCCAGGGAAAGTAGGTCCCTTTATAGAGAATTTTGCATTATTATCTGCCTGTGCTTTAAATGTATAAGCATTAGTACCACCAGAAACATTAAATCTATAAACTGCGGTTTGAGGTTCATCTGGTAAACAATCAGTTGGGGTTCCTCCATTTGTAGATGCAGGGAATACTGCATATTCTCTCATAAACGGAGACCAAGCAACATCCATAGCATATGATATTGGATTATCATAAGATCTACCCCAGTATGCTCTACCAGCAGCAAAAGTTTGAGAAAATCCACCAAATGACATACTATCCAACGCATATCCTCTATCAGCTTTATCACTCCAACTATGTTTCATCCTGAAGAGGCAATTACCTGGACCACTAACCATTAAATGACTAACAGGATTTTCCTTAAATCTTACATAGTAAGGAGCACCGATTGTTACTGTAGGAGCATTAGGATTTGGTGCTGGTGTAGAACCTGCACCATCACAAGGTCCATCATATCTTCCTTTTATTGAACTACTACTAATATTACCACCAAGTACAAATGGAGATCCACAAATAGCTACACCAGCTTTACCACCATCACCATCTATACCAGTAGTTGATTGTCCTGGTTGACCATAATCACCACCATCTCCACCTCTACCACCATCAGTAGAACAAAGTCCAGTATCTACTCTAAGTTCAGCACCAGGTAAACAAGTTGGGCAACCACCTTCAGTACCATCTTCTCCAGCTTTTGCATTTTGAGGTCCACCACCAACCCATTGTGTATATCCATATCCAGCACCCCATCCACCCATTCCACCTTTACCTTGGATTGGATTCTCAGAATCAACTGAATTTAAACAAGTTCCAGTTTGCCAATTTGCCTTACAAACAGTGGTACACCAAGTTCCAAACCAACTATCAATACAATCAGGACCATACCTACAGCATCCACCACTTGCTTGTGCTATTAAAGTATCTCCACCATCACAACCTGGAGTTCCACCACAAGCTGGATTAGCAGCATATCGCTTATCACATATACCTTTCATCGCATCCAATCCATCAGGATGAATATATCCCATTGCACCCTGTTCTCCACCACCTCCACCACCATAAATCTTGGCATTATTACCAACATATATTTGAGTAGTATTTCCTGTATGAAGTATCTTTAATGCAGTACCACCATCTTTACCTGGATCACTCTTAGTTTTATCTGATTGAGTAGCATAATTAAATATTGCTTCTCTACCAGCAGATCCATAAATCTCACCATCAACTTGAATCCTAAAATTATTTGCAGGTATAGGATTACTTGGAGTTAATCTAGCAGCAGGGACTTTATCATTACCTACTCCTCCACCACCTGTTACTCCATTATTACCAGTATCACCACTTCCACTCATCATATCCAGAAATGTAATTTTCTGAACATTTCTTGTTATATTTCCATATGAATTATTAGTACTATCTACTCCACTTGTTCCACCATTTGACCAATCAATACCATTACCACCAGTAAATCTACCCATACTTAATTCTGTGGCATTAGATCTCTGATCTGCATAATATCTCTTAATTGAACCTCTCATTTGAGATGCTTTCCAATTAAATTCAGTCGTAGCTGCTATCTGTTCATTCTCAGTAGAATTTGGAACAATAGGATCTAATTCATTAGGATTAGTATTTCTTTTCATCTCTGATGCAGAAACAGGGACTGCATTATTAACAGGATATACTTCTTTGAAATATTGTCTCATCTTGCTCCATTTAATAGGAACACTACCTGTAAAATAAGGACCTGCTTTCTGAACATCAAAATATGGTCCACTCTGATGTTGTGTAAGAGGACCACCATTAGATACTTTATTACTATTACCAGGATTAGTATTACCAGTTGATGACTGTACTATAATTCTTCCACTCATAGCAGCATGATTACCACACTGATAATAATAAGTTCCTGATGCACCTGCAGGAATAATCCAAGTAACTGTTCCTGTTTCAGATCCTTGATTAGTAACACCTGCTATTTGATTAGCAGTTCCAGTAATAGGATCAGTTTTAATATAAAATGGATGCCCTGAAGCATTTACTAAAAAATTAACTCTATCTCCTTCTCTAAGAGTTACATCTACATCATTACCATTTACTGAACCATTTCTATCTGATCCTGAAAGATTGTAACCATTATTATTAGGTGCTGTTACATCAATATTATATCCTGGTAATGGTGCAATACTTAATACAGTAATGGTTCCACCCATCGCAGCGTGATTACCACACTGATAATAATAAGTTCCTGCTTCTCCAGCCGCTGGTGTCCAAGTAACGGTTCCATCCGTTGCTCCATTATTAGTTACACCAGCAACTAAATCTCCACTTCCTGTTGTCTCTGTTGTTTTAATGTAGAAAGGATGACCTGTTGCATCTACATGAAAATTAATTCTCTCACCTTCTTTAATTCTTACTTCTGGATTACTTGGCATTATTCCTAGATAGTTCCGTCTGTATCATTTCCTATTAATATATATTCATTATTGTTAGGTGCTGTTACATCAACATTAAATCCTGGTTGAGATGTATCCTTAACAGTAACTCCAAGAGTATTACCAACTTGATTATTTCTAGCAGAATCACTATATAATTTTATTTGGATAATTTCTATACCCTCTTGAGCCATATCTTTTGCAAGAGCATGAGAGAAATTAAATGTATTAGAAATAACAGTACCTTGTCCTTCAATAGACCCAGATGTTAAATCATTTGAATCAATACCTTCTAATCTCCACCAAAGATCGGTGGAATCTACAACATTAGTTGTTGTTACTGTTGTTGTAAATGTATCACCTTCCCTAATAACAGATGATGGTGTTGATAAAACATAAGTTGGATTAGCGGTTGTTGATGTATCAAATATTGTAATTACTGAGGTATTTGCTACATTATTAGTATGACCAGAATCTGTATATAATTTAATTACTATTTTCTCTGTTCCTTCTGTTGCAGCATCCTCCGCAACAGTATGGGAGAAAGCAAAACCACCACTAGAAATAGTTCCAGATCCACTTAATGCACCTGAAGAAAAATCACCAGCATTTATAGTTCCAGTATGAGAATCAACTACCCAATATAGAGTAGTTCCGTCATTAATATTAGTTGTTGTTATTGTTGTTGTAAATGATTGTCCCTCATTCAACTGAGTTACACTTGGAGATATACTATAAGTTGGTGCTTGAGATGTTGATGTATCATTAATAGTAATGCTAAGTGTATTACCAACCTGATTTGTTCTTGCAGAATCAGTAAACAATTTAACCATCATAGTTTCTGATCCTTCTGTAGTAATATCATTTCTAAGAGTCGTACCAAATGCCTTAGAACCAGTAGCATCAGTAACGATATTACTTTCTAAAGTTCCTTCATTAAAATCAGCTGCAGTTATATTTGTACCACTAAATTGCCAATATAAAGTTGTATTTGCTGCAACATTAGTAGTTGTTACTGTAATAGCAAGGAATTGTCCTTCATTAACTGGATCTAAATTTGAAGAAAGTGAATATGTGGGAGAACCAGAATCAGTTGAAGTATCATTAATTGTAATTGGTGATGTATTTGCTACATTATTATTAAGACTAGAATCAGTATATAATTTAATTGCAAATTTTTCTTCTCCTTCTGCTGTTGCATCAGCAGCAATAGTGTGTTGGAAAGTAAATTGACTACTTGATGTAGTACCACTTCCCTGCCAAGTACCTGAAGAAAAATCAGAAACAGTTACATTTCCAGTATGCTGATCTAAAGTCCAATATAAAGTAGTTCCATCAGCAACATTACTTGTAGTAACTGTAGTTGTAAGGGTTTCTCCTTCATTTATTGAAGTTTTAGATGGAGCTATAACATAAGTAGGTGTTGAAGGTGTTTTTGATGTATCATTAACAGTAACACTAGCCTCAGCAACCTTAACTGTTCTTGAAGAATCTACATATAATTTAACTTCAATGGTTTCTGTTCCTTCAGTTGTTGCATCACTAGAAAGAGTATGAGTAAAGTTAAATGTATTATTAGAGATAGATCCAGATCCAGTTAATGCTCCAGATGAGAAATCATTACCATCAATATTAGTACCTTCTAATGCCCAATATAAAGTAGTTCCATTAGCAACATTAGTTGTAGTAACTGTAGTTGTGAATGAAGAACCTTCATTTACAGATGTTGGATTAGGACTTATACTATATGTTGCTTGAGGTACAGAAGTATCATTAACAATAATACTAAGTGTATTACCAACCTGATTTGTTCTTCCAGAGTCTGTATATAATTTAACTGCAATAGTTTCACTTCCTTCAACTGTTACATCATTATCAAGAGTATGACTGAAATTAAAAGTTCCTTGATTATTAACAGATCCAGATCCAGTTAATGATCCTGAAGAGAAATCAGAACTATTAATTCCTGTTCCTGATAATTCCCAATATAAAACTGTTCCTGAAGTAACATTAGTAGTTGTTACTGTTGTAGTAACAGTAGAACCTTCATTTACAGTTGTACTACTTGCAGAAAGACTATAAGTTTTAGTCTGAGAAGTATCAGTAATTGTTATTGTAGATGTATTTGCTACATTATTAGTATGACCAGAATCTGTATATAATTTAATTACGAATTTTTCTTCACCCTCAGTTAAATTATCAGCAACAATGGTATTAGTAAAGCTAGCTGAACCATTATTAATTGATATAGATCCACTCATTCCGTTAGAAAAATCAGATGTAGTTATAGATCCAGTATGTTGATCTATTAACCAATAAAGAGTAGTTCCATTAGAAACATTTTGAGTTGTTACACTTGTTGTAAGAGTATCTCCTTCATTCAGATTAGTATTTGAAGGAGTAATAGTATAGGTAGGTGTAGTAGGAGTTGTTGATGTATCAGAAATAACTATAGAATCATTACTAGAAACCTCATTTGTTCTACCAGAATCAGTATATAATTTAAAAGTTATTCTTTCATTACCTTCTGTTGTTACATCTGCTACAGCAGTTTGTGTAACTGTAAATTTATTATTAATAACTGATGAACTACCAGTTAATGATCCTGCTTGGAAATCAGAAGATGTTATACCACTTCCTGATAATGCCCAATATAAAGTAGTACCATTTGGGACACTAGTTGTTGTAACTGTATATGTAAATGGTGATCCTTCATTTACACTTGTCGTTGAAGGGGATATAGAATATGTTGGTGAAGTTGAAGTATCATTAATTTGAATAGAAGTACTAGCAACCTGTATTTGCCTTGAACTATCTGTAAATAATTTTACATTAAGAGTTTGTGGACCTTCCGTAGTTAAATCGTTAGCAAGAGTATGACTAAACTGGAATGATCCTTGACTATTAACAGATCCAGATCCAGTTAATGATCCTGATGAGAAATCAGCAGATGTTATACCAATTCCATCTAATCTCCAATATAAAGTAGTACCACTATCAACGTTTGTAGTAGTAATAGTAGTAATAAGAGTACCACCTTCATTAACACTACTACTAGGAGAAAGATTTATAACATAAGTTGGATTAGAAGGTTGTTCAGGTAATCCTACACTATCATCAACATTTAAATAATACCAAAATCTACCACTACCATCTGTCTGAAAATTACCATTTACTGTAGTTATAGTAAATGCAGTCCAATTTGATCCACCATTATTACTAATCTCAAGAACCTGGTCATTACTTCCAGATTTAATTCTCATCCTATAATTAGCTAAATCAGATGCACTTACAGTATCTTTTTTAATCTGAACAGGATACCATCCATTAGCAAGTCTTAATGAAGTAGGAGAACCAGCCTCAGATGAAGAAAATTCTCTTATTGCTATAATTTTAACTGTATGAGTACCACTTGAAGTAATACTAAATCTCTCATTTAAATTTGGTCTAGATGGTGCTAAACCATTAGATGTTTCATAGCTAGAATTTGGTGTTGTTTTTGAACCAGACCATTCTTTAATTATTTTAATATCTTCTCCTTTAGTATCATATTGACTCAACCATTTAAGATCAAAAGCACCATTAGGAGTAAATCCTTTATACCAATTAGTTGCATTTGAGATACCATTTTTAACATTTGTCTTTAATTGATTAGGCAACCAACCTCTATTTTGTTGTAGGACACACGCCAATACTCCAGCAGCAACAGGTGCAGCAGCAGAAGTTCCATTAAAGTAACCATCCCTATACTTATATGATCCACCACCAGGATGAGTTCTTGTTGATGGATGTTGTGGTATAGGTGCAGTACCTCTAACATAATTAATAGCATTAGCATTATCAACAGTTGAAGCAGCTAAAGTGGAATCTGCAGGTGCAAAGAAATCAATTAATGGTCCAACATTTGAATATGATCTATTGTCTCCATGTTGACCATAATCTGAACCATATGGACTAAGAACATCACAATTATTACCTAAATTATTAGCAGTTATTTCACAACTATCTGCATAAGGATTTCTAGTTCCTGTATCTTTTAATAAAGCATCACTTGATGTAGTTTTTCTCATATCACCTAATAATTGATCATCCATTGCACCAATTAGAAAAATTTCTTGGAAATTATCACTGGTATAATCACTAGGATTTGTTATATTTAACTTAAAATTATGTGAACCTGGCCAACTACCACGATTAGTATATCCACAATTTCGTGCTTCATTATCACAATTAGAGGTAGGTGTCCAAATACGTGCGTTCCAGAAATTAGGATCAGTATCATTACAACGATACATTCCATCATTACCACCAGCAGCAACAAAAACTACACCAGCATTTGCTGCTTCTCTCATAGCATAAAACTCTGGAAAAGAAGCATCAGTAGTGCCTGGATTTAGCCATGCAGGAAATCCACCACTACCAGGACCCATAACTCTTGGTCTCATAAAATCAGGTTGGCTTCCCCACGCTCTAAAAGGTAAGCTACTATCAGCAAAATCTGCTTGATCATAAGTTACATCGTTTGCAGGGTTCCAAGAATTTCCTGAAGGTTGGAATTGAAATCTTCCATAATTAGTCTTATCAAAGTTTATTCTACCAAAGAAAGCACCAGTACTAAAACTACAATTTGTTACTGTAGGATCTTTAGTTCCATGTTTTGGATTGATTGGTTTATATTGATGAAATACTTTTACAGCATCAAGACAAGCATCACCAGCAGGAGCATCCAACTGTCCTAATGGATATGAAAGAGTCCATTTGTTAGAATTAAATGCCCATCCATAATTCTTACCATACATTAATGAAGCACAAGGTGTTCCATGTCCGCCACCATTTCTAGCTCCATCCTTATTTGTTGGTGGGAGAGAATCTGTTCCACAATGCCTTGCTCTAGTATAACCACTAGGAACTGTAATACTACCAAAATCAGTAAAACTATTAGATCTATTAGAAGAACTAGACCACCAATTTCTTGCAGATGTCTCAGTTGGAACTCTAGTTCCATCCCAACGAGTCGTTACTAATGAAGGATTTGCTATCCAATATTCTGGATCAAGATACATTGGAGCATCCAATAGTATATCTAAAACACCAGATCTACCATGTGCTGATAATACATTTCCAGAAATATAATGCTGCGGATCTTCATCATCAATGACAAATTCTGGATGACCAGTCCAAACACCATTATCCAATACAATACAATCCACATCAGTTCCATCATTTGTATATGAAATATCTTGATTTATTTGTGATGTAGTATCTGACCAAGGATTAGTTGATGTTCCTTCAGCACATCTTAAAATTTGATATCCAGTTCTATTATGATCAGCAGAAGTAGGATTATCTTGTGGAATATGAGTAACAAACGTATTTGCTCCAGCATTTCCAATACCACCTAATTCTCTTATATTCAAATTACCCAAATATCTTAATTTCCAAGCAATACAACCAGGATTACGATCCCAATTTTCTGCCCCACTGGGCATATTACCATTTCTTATTTCAAAATTAATAGTAATAGTCCCTGCATTTAATTTACCTAATTGAATAATTCTATATCCAATTCCTTGATTTCTAGGATCTTTTCTATCTTTACCCCATATATTATCTGGAAAAGTAGAAGGAAGATCATCAGTGTTTTTTGTTAAATCATCAGTAGTTACTAATGGCACTTTTGGATAATTATTAGTCCATACAGCAGCATATTCCCCATCACAAGCTACTTCTAATTCATAATATCCTGTATTTGAAATAGTAACAATATTAGATCCAGTTTGAGTTGTATTCCTTAAAGGGTCTGGATCAGAGGCATTTGTTGGAACAGATGGATATACACCATAATCATATATCAAAGGAAATCCCATACTCTGCCAATAGTTCATTGCAGCAGTTCCTGGATGTGCATTTTTTACCAGAATCCAGTTATTAGTTCCCTGACCACTCTGTCCATTAATGCTCATTAAAGAACTAGCAACCTCTGTATATTCAGTATTTGCAACACTAAAAAGAGTTCTATAATTCTTTACATTCTTACCAAATCTCAAAGAACAAGGAGTACAATCATACTTATCCGTATCTGGATGATAATTGGGATCTACAAATACAGCTGCAACATCAGAATTTTTCCGTAATTCTTCTACTTCTGTAACAGAAAGTTGATATGTTCCTCTAGTTTCACTATGCTTTGTTTCATTCTTACATAAACAAGGTCTATCTGGGATATTAGTTGTATTAAATGTTGTAGAAGTTAACTCCTTATGAATTCTCTGCCAAGAAGCAGCATCCTTAGCAATTACCTGATAATTCTTTCTTGCCATTAATAATTCCCTTTAGTGCAGATCAACCCAAGTACTTCCAGTATAACCTTGGAACTTATTAGTCGAAGTATTGAAAATCAATGCTCCAGCTTCAACTCCAGTACCAGTTATATTGGTAAGATTACCCCTCTCAGTAGTAGTTACTCTTGGTAAAATTACATACCTACCTAAAATATTTCCAGCATTACCAAAGTCAATAGCTGCTCTAGCTTGTGTTACACCAAAACCAACATTACCTTCACCTTTTATTAAGAATCCAGAAGTATTCTCTAAGGTAATATTTGAACGATCAAGAGTAATATTTGATGCTCCAATATCAATCGGAGTATCAGCAACACGTATAGATGTTATTCCAGTAAGAGATGTGTTAATACCTATACCAGAAGCAAAGTTTGCAGGACCACCTACCAATACATTACTATCGCCAATATTTTCTATTGAGGCTCCAATAGCAACTCTACTGATTAGTGCAGTACTTCCTCTTGCATCAATATTTGCTTTAGTATCTTCAAGAGCAACACCTATTGCTAAAGTAGATAAACCAACACTACCTGAAACATTTAACTTATTAAAGGTTGAAATACCAGATATTGCATTAATATTAGATCCATTTATAATATCAGGAATAGAAGCAGTTCCAGTAAAAGCACCTGTAACTTCTAAATCTCCAATTACAGAAACATTTCCTGTAAAGGATGATACACCAACCACATCCAATTTTGAATCTGGTTGAGACTTACCTATACCCAATTTACCATCATAAGTAAGAGTCATCAAGTTGGTAGTTGATCTATGATACCAGTTATAATTTCCAGTATTAACACCAACAAAAGCACCTAGATGCAAATACTGATTAATATTACCAGTATCACCATTGAATATATCAAGAGTTTTAGATTCATTACCAAATCTAATACCACCCATACTATCACCTACACCAGTAGTAGGTGGAATTTTTTGGCAGAGAGCTAATACTGAATTTCTTTGTCCGATAAGAGTTACAGAAGATATACCTGAACTATAAACTTCTACATTATGTTCAGGTGCATTAATACCTACACCCAACTTACCAGATACATTAAAAGTAGAAGCAGTTGAAATTCCTAAGTTAGCACTTGTAGCAATAACTCTTCCTGTTGTAACAACACCAGTTGTTGTTGAAGAATTAATATAAGTAGTCTCTAATCTAGTAATAGATGATAAACCACTAGTAACATCACCTGTAAGATCTCCAGTAACATTACCAGTAACATTACCACTTAGAGGACCAGTAAACGCAATACCAGTTACACTACCACTAACATCAAGACTAGATGCAGTTGCAACACCAAGAGCACTAGTACTAGAAGTAACATTACCTGTTAAATCACCAACAAATCCAGATCCAGCAGTTACAACACCTACAGTATTTGTATTTGTATTTTCTAGTTGAGTAATAGTAGATAAACCACTAGATAGATCTCCAGTAACATTTCCTTTAAAAGTAGTAGCAGTAACAACACCAGTTGCTACTATACCACCTGTAGAATTAATTCCTACACCATCAACGAGAGTTAAACCATTATTTCCACCAACTTGGAGGGTAAATCGAGGATCTACAGTCCCCACACCCACATTACCTCTCGCATATATGCTTGTATATCCTAATCCAACATCAACATTATCCCATTGAGATGTTGGTAAACCCTCTAAATTAGAACCATCACCAAAATATGTAACAATACCAGCAGTACTAGCAGTTACAATTCCAGCAGGAGCTCCAACACTAACACCAGCACCAACTTGTCCCGAACTTATATTACTTGCATTTACAATTAAAGTATCTGTTACAGTAAGAGATGTAATTATACCAGATGTAGCATTTATCAAACCAGATCCAGCAACATTTGGATCTTGAATTACTTTGACTTTACCTCGGACATCCAAAGCCTCAGTCGGAACGGTAGTTCCCACTCCAACCAAGCCATTTGCATTTACGATCAGATTGTCATCATCAACCTGGACACCATTTCTGAAATTGAATGCCTTCTTGATATTAGCCATTTATATACTAAATTTTTTAGTTATTTATTATGAATGAAAAGCATCAACCTTAGAATTGAGTTCTTTAATTGCCTCAATTAAAAGTGGAACCAATTTTTCATAAGCAACAGCGTGTGTGCCATCATCTCTAATAGTAGTTACACCAGGTAAACCTAATGCTTCAATTTCTTGAGCGATTACACCAGTATCTCCTTGCCCTTCTTTCGTAGATGCTTCATTCCAATTAAAGGTATTACCACTAACTGTCATAACTTTATCAAGAGCATTAGGAATAGATGTTATATTATCCTTCAACCTTCTATCAGAAGCTAAGAATGCAGTAATATCACCTATAGCTTCTATATCATTATGAACTTTAATACCAGTAGTAGTAGTTTCAAGTCTTAATTGATTTTGATGTCGTAATTGAATACCTGCTCCAGCAGTATAAATTAAACCAAGTTCAGTTCTTTCCTTATTACATAATTCAATGTTGGCATCACTCTGAAGATATATGTTAGAAACAGATTGATCTTTAATAACATTAGTTCTAAGACCACCAGTAACATTATGTTGAATCATAAGGTGATGGTTGGCAGAAGTTCCACCAGCAGTCAACTTATCATTATCATTTAAATGTATTCCACCATTAGCAACTAAGTTACCAGTAACATCTAGAATACCACCAATATGTACATTTTTAGCAAATCCAGCTCCACCATCTGTAATGAAAGATCCTGAATCAACATCATTACTTTGAGTAGTATTACATAAACTAACATTACCTTCAAGAACAGTTATTGCTCTTTGTGAATCAGATAACTTATTACCTATAGAAATACCACCTTCAATAATTACACCACCAGATGGTACTCCACCACATGCAGATGTAGCTTCTGTTCCATTAGTAAATCTACTTTCACCATCAACAATTAATTTCTTAGTAATTCTAAGATCCTTGTTAAATCTTACATTTCCATTAAATGTAACAGGACCATTAAACTGAGATAGTATTTGTTTAGATGCACCACCTTCAACCAATAATCTATCTTTAATAATTACTTCATCAAATACAACACTAAGTGTACTTGGATCTTCACCAGTTACAGTTGGAACTGGTATATCAAATGTTATTTGTTCACCAGAGTCAGATGAAATCTTAGTGTTTCCAATATAGAAATCACCCTTATCAT